GCGCCCTGCGTGTAAGCCGCTTCGCTGGGCCACACACCGCCGGCTTTCTTGCCGCGTTTGCTGTTGCGGAATTCCTCACCTGACCAGAATGGGTACGCCTGGTGCGACACGGCGCTGGGGGTCGAGAAATACGTTTTGCGCCACTTCTTGTGTGTGCCCATGGCGCTGGCCACGGTGCTGAGTTTTTCGAAGTCGCGGATCCAGAAATATTCATCCACGTAGACGTGGCCGTGGTAGCCCTGTGCTGTGCTGCTGTTGGTGCTGAGAAAGCGCAGCTCGGCGCCGTTGCTGAGCGTGATCGGGTTGCCCTTCAACTCGATGCCAAACCACTGCTGGGCGAACTGGATGATGTAGCTGCGGAAGATCTCGGACTGCGATCGGCTGGCCGACAGAAACACCTGGTTGTCACCGCTCAGCACGGCATCCATGAACGCTTCGCCGGCGAAGTAGTAAGTCAGACCGACCTGACGGCTTTTGAGGATGTTCCGGACACGGCGAGTCAGCGGGTTCTGTTTCGCCTCGAACAGCTCTTTCTGGTAGCCATACATCTTCGAGATGAATTTATCGAGGAAGTCCACTTCGGTCAGGCCGCTAACGTCGTTCTTGGCCTTCTTTTCCCGCTTCTTACCGCTGCTTTCGCGTCGTTCGCGGCGTTGACCAGGCTGGCGTTCGCGAGGCTCGTCCGGTGCGTCCGGTGGCGCCGCCTGTGCAGGCTTTGCCGCAAGTTTTTTCAGCCGCTCAAGTAGGCCCGTCAGTCGCTCCAGTTCGTCCAGTTCGGCTTTCGTCAGCGGATCGACCTTTTCCAGGATCAGGGTGATTCGCCGGTTGACCGCGCTCAACGGCTCTTCATCCGTCAGCATCTCGTCCCAGCCGCCTTGGCGGATCCAGTAATAGACGATTCGGATGTGGGGCAGCTTCAAATGCGCTTGTATTTCCTTCACCGAACAGCGGCGCAGGTAGAGGCGTTTTGCGGCTTCTTTAACTTCAGTCAGGTAGTTCATGGGCCGCAGTCTATGCGGCGAAAACCCCGGAAACGCGGGGTTAAATGCTGCGATCCGCCTATCTGTCGAAAATAGGAGAACCCTGAATTTCAACCGTTTGTTTGGCGGTAAACGGCTCCCTATCGTGGCGGCTCATTCAGCGATTGAGCGCAGTTACCACTCATGCCCCGTTCCCTTGTCTCCTACTGGAAACGTGTTGCCACCAGCGGCCCGACCATTGATGGCCGCGACATCCTTCCCCAGGAACTGCGCGACATCGCCGAGACCTACACCCCGGCCAAATACACCGCTGTGATCTGGTGTGACCACGAGCGCTGGCCTGGCTCCCACGGCACTGTGTTCGCCGTGCGACTGGTGGAAGAGGGCGACGATCTGGAGCCTGGGCAAATTGCTTTGGAAGCCCAACTGAAACCAAACGATCGCCTGCTGTACCTCAACGATCAAGGCCAGAAGCTATTCACCAGCATTGAAATCACCCCGAATTTCGCCGGCACGGGCAAGGCCTATTTGACCGGCTTGGCCGTGACTGACGAGCCGGCCAGCCTCGGCACTCAAGAGCTGTATTTCTCCAACCGAACCAGCCGGGCCGCTTACTACGCCGCGTCGCTGGAACTCGGCCCACTGCGCGAAACCGAGGCGCAGGGCGAGATCGGACGGCTCATGGCCATGTTCACCCGCATGTTCAAGCGTTTCGGCATTGAAGACTCGCCCACCGAAACCACTCCGCAAACCCCACCCGAGAGCAAACCCCCAATGGATGAAGCTACCGCAACGGCTTTGAAAGCCCTGCTGGCCCAGCTGCTGGTCGTCGCTGCCGGCATTCAGGCCGTGATTGAGCCTGCCGCTGAAGACGCACCAGAACCCGATCAGGCACCGATCGATGACGTAACTGACGCGGTGAACGACATCGTCACCACTGCCGAAGAAGAGCGCGAATTCAAGCGCAACGGCGGCGGCAACAAGGCTGTGCTGGCGGCGTTGGCCGGCCTGCAGAAGCAGTTCACCGAACTGAAGAACACTCCTTCTGGTCGCCAATTGCCGCGCTCCACCGGTGCCGCCGACAAATCCAAAGTGCGGGTGCTCTGACATGGCTCGTTCCCTGAGCGCCTACGGCGCCAAGATGTACGCCGAAATCCAGCTGGCGATCGCCGAGACCTACGGCGTCCCGCTGTCCAGCAAGATGTTTTCCGTTGAACCGTCGATCGCCCAGGAGCTGAACGACGCAATCACGGCAAAAGCGGACTTCCTGCAGCGCATCAACGTCATTCCTGTGACCGAGATCAAGGGGGAGAAGGTTTTCATTGGGGTGTCCGGCCCAGTCACTGGCCGCACCAACACAAAGACCACCGACCGCGAAGCGAAAGATGCTTCTGAGCTGGACAACAGCACCTTCGAACTGTCGTCCACCGAGTCGGACGTGGGTCTGCCGTATGCGAAGATCGACGCCTGGGCCAAGTTTCCGGACTTCCATCAGCGTTACTCAGCGGCTGTGCAGAAACAGATCGCCCTGGATCGCATCATGGTCGGTTTCCACGGTGTGAAAGCGGCTGCGCAGACCGACATCGAAGCCTATCCGATGCTACAGGACGTGAACAAAGGCTGGCTGCAGCAACTGCGCGAGCAGGCGCCGCAACAGGTGCTCAAGGAAGGCAAAGCCGCCGGCAAAGTCACCTTGGGGCTGGACGGTGATTACGACAACCTTGACGCCCTGGTGCATGACACCAAGCAAATGGTGGACGAGCGTCTGCGCGACGGTGGCGACCTGGTCGCGATCATCGGTTCCGATCTGTTGGCTGCTGATAAGGCGAAGCTGTACGCCAAGCAAGGCGACGTGCCGACCGAAAAAGAGCGCATCGAAGATGCCCAGGTGATCGCCACCTATGGCGGTCTGCCGAGCTTCAGCGTGCCGTTCTTCCCAGTCAACGCTGTGCTGGTCACCAGTTGGGACAACCTGTCGATCTACTTCCAGGACTCCAGCTGGCGCAAGCAAACCGTGGACAACCCGAAACGCTCCCGCGTCGAGGATTACAACAGCCGCAATGAAGGCTATGTGATCGAGCAGCTGGAGAAAATCGCGCTGACCGAGAACGTGGAGCTGGTGAAGTGAGCCTGGCTCTCGCACACAAGCGTCGCACTTTGGCTCAGGGAACCGCTGCAGTGATTGCTGCTGCAGCGGCACCTCTGGCGTATTCGCCGGCGGAAGCCCTGAGCAGCCCGGCGAATGCGAAAAAGCACCTGCTGCTGATGGAAGCCTCGCTGGATCAGGATCTGGAGCGCCTGAGCGATATCAAGGGTCTTGCCGGGCGTCAGGCACTCAAGCGTGAGGAACTGCTGCCCAAGTACCAGGATTTCATTCAGCGCTACATGGACTCGGGCCTGGTGATGCCGAACCGTGTTCTGGTGCAGGTGATGGTCTGGCTGTTCGACACCGAGCAGTTTGAAGATGGCCTGGCGCTGGCTGACTTTGCGATCGGGCAGGGGCAGGAGATGCCCGAGCGGTTTAAGCGGCGTGACGTGCAGACCTTCGTTGCCGACGCGGTAATCGATTGGGCTTACGCCGAATACAACGCCCAGCGCAGCCCGGAGCCGTACCTGTCTGACCTGCTGCCGCGTGTCGACGGTGATTGGGAGCTGACCGAACAGATCCCGAGCAAGTACCACAAGTTGATCGGCATGCGTGCCATGGAGGCCGAGCAGTGGGAAATCGCCCTGCAGCACCTGGAGCGCTCGACGGAGTTGTACGCGAAAGCTGGCAACGAGACACGAATCAAAAAGTGTCGCATCGCCCTGGCCAAACAAACACCTGCCGATAACGGCGCCCAATAACCGACTACCCCCCCCAGCGGGGAACTGTGGACGTGTGTCTGCCATTCATGGCCAGCCCCACGGAAAACAGTCTCCCCGCCCTATTTGAGCGGCCAGCAATGAGCTTTTCCGGTAAACCCACCACGTTTGTGGAACAGATGATCGAGAACGACGGCTTTTGGCCGGATCTGTCTGTTGCCGAATTCCAGAAAGGATACCGCCTGCCGGCGGAGTATCTGGTGGACATGCTGGCCGCTGACCTGACCATGGCAATGGTTGAGGTCAATGCCGATCTGGCAGAGCTGAAACAACGCTGGCGTGCCCTCGGCGTAAGCAGTGTCGAGGTTCCCGATCCGCTCAACCTACCGCCGAAGCTCAAGCAGTGGCCATTCATTCAGACCGATCAGAACCTTCTGCCTGATAACGCTTTGAAGCTGAAAATCTACCGCCGAGCCGTGTACTGCCGGGCCAAGGCGAGCGCGTTACAGCAGTTCGCCACGGTGACCCGCCGCGAAAGCGCAGAGAACACGGGCAAGGAAGCGCCAGAACGCGAAAGCACGTTCCTGGCATTCAGCCAAGCGGCCGTGCGCGCCCTGCAAGGCCGTGGCCGAATCACGGCGGCGCTGCTATGACCAAACTCCAGGGACTGACCGCCTACCTGCAGGAACGCCGCTTGGTCGAGCCTGAACAGCTCGACAGTTTCACCGAGCAGGTGAAGCTTGCACTGATCTGGAAACCCGACGTCGACGGGATGCACCTGGGCGACATGCACTATCGCGCCGCGATCGTGCTGGAGCGCTTCGCCGACCATCCGGCATGTCTGATGGCCCTGGTCGGCAGTTGGCTGGAGAACCACGACGCCGATCGCGACCGCCATGAATTGCCGGCGCCGGAATTCGCGGTGGAGCCATTGGACAACGACCTTTTCGACGTGGAAATCACGCTGGAGTTTGTCGAGCCGCAGTATCTGGCCGAAGACCCTGTCGGCGAAATCGAAGCCTTCGGCAAGACCTGGGCCTTTGTCCCGTTTGATCTGTGGATTGCAGAGCGCGGCGAGGTGGCCACCGATGGCCGGGCGTAGCACGTTCGAACTCGACATTCGCGGTCGCTTGGGCGTACGCGAACAGCTGGCGTTGCTGAGCCTGCCGCCGCAATTGCGCCGCCGCTTGCTGAACCAGGTCACCAAACGCGTGCGGACGATGAGCCGCAAGCGAGTGCGTGAGCAGAAGAACCTGGACGGCACACCGTTCGCCCCACGGAAGGGCGACACCAAGGGCAAAAAGAAGATGGAAGCCGGCTTGGCCAAGTTGATGGTGGTCACCCGGGTGTCCGCTGATGAAGCGGAATTGGGCTGGAAAAACGCCCTGACACGATGGGTCGCCGCACAGCAGCACAACGGCGTCAGTGAGCGCCGCACCGCCCAACAGATGCGCCGATGGAACAAGACCCCACCGGGTTTGGCAGCAACCGACAAGCAAGCCAAGCGCTTGCGCCGGTTGGGCTTCCGTGTGCGCCAAGCAGGCAGAAAGACGCTGACCCGGCCGTCTGTGGCGTGGATTCAGGAGCATGTGAATTACGCCAAAGCCGGCCTGTTGATCCGGATCCTCGACGACAAGCGCCGCGAAAGCACAGGCGCGCAGAGCTGGGAAATCACGCTGCCCAAACGCCAGTTCATCGGCGCCGAAACTGAACGCGAAACCAATCTCCTGATTAACCAGGTGTTGCAACAAATCCTAACTTCACCCCGCTAACGAGGCACAGCATGGCACTCGGTCAAGTCACCGTCGACAATCTCAATCTAGGCCAGGGCGCCGTGACAGAGGTTGAGCGTTACTTTCTTTTCATCGGCCCCGCCGCCAAAAACATCGGCCAGGTCATTCCGCTGAACACCGACAGCGATCTGGACGCCGCCCTTGGCGTCCCGGCGAGCGATCTGAAAACCCAAATCACCGCCGCACGTTTGAACGGTGGCCAGCGCTGGGCCTGCATGGCGGCCCCGATCGGCCCCGAAGGCGACTGGGCCACCGCTCTGGAGAAAACCCAGCAACAAGGGGTGTCGGTGGAAGCGGTAATCGTAACCAAACCTGTCGCCAAGGGTGACGAACTATCGGCCATGAATGACGCGGCCGTCGCCCTGAACAACACCTACGGCCGTCGTGTTTTCTTTCTGGCAAGCACCGCCGGCATCGCCGTCGACCAGACCTGGGCGCAGTACCTGAGCGAGCAAAAAGCGTTGGTAGCGGGTCTGGCAGCGCCGCGCGTTTCACCGGTGCCGCAACTGCATGGTAATGACCTGGGCGTGCTGGCTGGCCGCTTGGCGAATTCGGCAGTGAGCATCGCGGATAGCCCGATGCGCGTGGCCACCGGGCCGGTGTTGGGACTTGGTGACGTGCCTATCGATATGGAGCTGATACCGCTGCCGTCCGCTGTGCGCAGCGAACTGGATCGGGCGCGGTTCTCCGTCACCCAGACCTACCCAGACTATCCAGGCGTGTACTGGGGTGACTGCAACATGCTGGACACCCCAGGCAGTGACTTTCAGGTCGTGGAATACCTGCGCATCACCGATAAGGCCGCTCGCCTGATTCGCCCGCTGCTGATCCGCCGTGTAGCCGATCGCCGCTTGAACAGCACGCCCAACAGCATGGCGGTGAACACCAACCAACTGATGGCGCCACTACGCGCCATGGCCAAGTCCATCAAGTTCAACGGCGAGGTGTTCCCCGGTGACATCGAGCCGCCGAAAGACGGTGACCTGGTGCTGGAATGGCTCAGCAAAACCAAGGTTGCGGCCTACATCAAGCTCAAACCCCTCTACTGCCCGAAAGACCTCACGGCGAACATCGCCCTGGATCTTTCCACTGACAAAGCGGAGTAACGCCCCATGGCAAAAATTGGCGGCAAGAACTTCGACGTGAGCCTGGGCGATCTGTCGCTGCACGTCGAGAGCTGCACCCTGGACATTACCGACAACTCGGCCGTGGCGCAGACGCGTGGTGTGCCTGACGGCTACGTGGAGGGCGACGTGGCTGCGGCCGGCGAACTGGAACTGGATAGCTCCAACTTTCAGTTGCTGATCGACGCGGCGCGATCGGCGGGAAGCTTCCGCAAGCTCGCCCCCTTTGATGCGGTGTTTTTTGCCAAGGCCGGCGAGGACGAGGAGCTGCGCGTGGAGGCGTTTGGCTGCAAGGTGAAGATTTCCAGCCTGTTGTCGATCGATCCCAAAGGTGGCGAGAAAACTAAACACAAGGTGCCGTTTGACGTCACCAGTCCGGATTTCATTCACATCAACGGCGTTCCGTACCTCGACGCTACCGAGATCGCGGGGATCCGTTAATGGTGGACTGGTTCGACCGCGCCCAGGAGCTGGAGCAACGCCAACGTGACCAGGCGATCAAGGCCCAGTTGCTGACGCCTGTGCCGGTCGGGCCCAGCCTGACCCATTGCGAGGACTGCGACAACGAGATCCCGCCGGCGCGCCAGGCACTGGGCGGTAAAACGCGGTGTATCCCGTGCCAGACGGGCTTTGAGCAGAGTAAACGCTGATGACGACTGACGCCGTACGCCTCGGAACGCTGGAGCAGAGATTCGCCGTATTTGAACACCGGCTGAGCGAGTTGGAAGACCGCCACGAAACCGTGCCTACCCGCGTCACCAAGTTGGAACAGGGGTTCGAACACATGGCCGGGCAACTGTCGGAACTGAACGCTGGCCAGCAGACCCTGACGGTCGCGGTGAACGACATCGGCGCCAAGGTCGGCCGCTTGCTGACCATTCTCACCGTGGTCGCTTCTGTGCTGCAGATGGTTGTGCCGGCACTGTTGCGGGTGTGGTTCCCAGGAGCCTGCGCGGCAGGATTCAAGCCGGCGTGATTGCGCTGGCCAGCGCTCCGTTGGTGATCTTCCTGGGCACTTGGGAAGGCAACGGCCAGAACACCGTCTATGCCGACAAGTTGGCCAGCGGACTGCCCACTGTCTGCAAGGGCATCACTCGACACACCAGCCCGTTCCCGGTGGTAGTCGGTGACTACTGGTCGCCCGATCGTTGCGCGGAGGTGGAGCAGCTGGTGATCCGCAAAACCCAGCTGCAGCTGGCCGACTGCATCACCAACCCGGACGTGAGCCAGAACACTTTCGACGCGCTGACCAGCCATAGCCACAACGTCGGTGTGCCCAGCACTTGCGCCAGTCGGGCGGTGGCGTTGATCAACGCCGGCCGCATCGCAGACGGCTGCAAAGCGTTGGCTTGGGCACCGGACGGAAAAACACCCGTGTGGGCATTTGTCACCGATGCCAAGGGGCGAAAACAGTTTGTTCAGGGCTTACACAACCGCCGCAAAGCAGAAGTGGAGCTGTGCCTGAAATGAGCCTTTCCCCGTTGCGTTTGGTGCCTTTCGTGCTGCTGCTCGCCTTGCTGCTGTGGGTGGCTTTCGATCGGGTAACCGATCAGCGCGACGACGCCAGGCGCGAGCGCGAAAGCGCGCAATGGGAAGCGAGTGGCTTGCGTGAAGCAGCCCGAATCAGCGGCGAAATGCTAGCCGAGCGGGACGCGATCGACCAACGAAGCACCAAGGAATTGACCGATGCACTCACTGAAAACGAGCGCCTGCGCCGCGCTGTTGGCGATGGCACTGGCCGGTTGCTCGTCCGCGCCACCTGTCCCGCCACCGGATCTGTGCCCGCCACCGCCGGCACCGCCCGCATGGCTGATGCAGGACGCGCCGAACTCGCAGCAGACGCTCGACCGGATTATTTCACCCTCCGTAATCAGCTCGCCCTAAGCCGGCAAATGATTATCGGACTGCAGCAATACGTCCGTGGCGTGTGCCAGCGATCGCCAGCGCACCAGGACACCACTTTTCCCAACCTCAACAAGAGATCTACCCAATGAGCCAACAGAACAACACCGAAATCACCCTGGAAGTCGGCGAACAGGAATTCACCTTCAACCTGACCCCGGCCGACGTCACCAAGTATTTCAACGCCCTGACCCAAACCAACAAGGTCGCCCCGGGCAACAACCTGTTGATGACCACTGTGCTGCAGGAACAAAAAACCGTGCTGAAACCGCTGCTGGGCAACCCGGTAATGGTGATGCAGATCGCCGGCGCGCTGCTCGAGGAGTACGCGCCCAACGTTGAGGTGATCGTAAAAAAGCGCTCGAGCACGCTGAGCGCCTAAGCGAAAACGGACTGGGCCAGTTAATGGCCCTGACGAACCGCTGGCTTCCTGGTGCCGAACCCACGCCCGAGGCGATGGGGACGGCCAAGTGGCTGGAGGACGAACACTGGAGACGCATGGAGTTCGCCGTGGCTAACGGCATCGCCCTTGCGCTGAACGGGTAACGACTTTGGCAGACCGTAGCGCCAGCCTGGCTTTCATTCTCAGCTTGCAGGACAAGGTCACCGCGCCCCTGGGCAAGGTGAAAATGGGCTTTTCCGAGCTTGCCGATCAGAGTGAAAAACACATCAAGACGATCGGCTTGGGCATGGGTGGCGTGACCGCTGCTGTGGTCGGGATCCGTGAGTCCATGGAACCGGCGCTGGAGGTCAATCGCGCCCTGGGCGACGTCCGATCGTTGGGCGTGGCTGAGGATGCGTTGTCGGCACTCAATGCCAAGTCACTGGAGTTCGCGGTGAGCTATGGCGAGAACGCCAAGGATTTTGTGGCCTCGGCTTACCTGATCGAGGGCGCCATTAAGGGGCTTGCCGGCAACCAGCTCGCCACGTTCACCAACATCAGCAACTTACTGGCGAAGGCCACCAAGACGGACGCCGAAACCATGGGCGAATACGTCGGCACGCTCTACAACCTGCAGAAGTCCCAAGCGGATGCGATCGGGAAGGGCGCATGGGTGGAAAAACTTGGCGGGCAAACGGCGCTGGCTGTGCAGTTGTTCCGCACCAGCGGCGCCGCGATGAAAGATGCCTTCAAGGAGGCCGGCGCGATCGCCACCACGTCGGGCGTCGACCTTGCCGAACAGATGGCGGTGATCGGCACGCTGAGCAGCACCATGGAGGGCGGCGACGCCGGCGGACGCTACAAAGCGTTCTTCGAGAACATCGGCGCGGCGTCTGAAAAGCTCGGCATGCAGTTCACCGATCAGCAGGGCAAAGTCCTGCCGATGATGGCGATCCTGGACAAGCTGCAGGGCAAGTTCGGTAATCTGACCAGCGCGTCGGCCGGGGCCAAGTTAATGGAGGCCTTCGGTGGCGAAGGCGCCCAGGTGATCGGCGCGCTGGCCAAGGATACCGATCGACTGCGCAACGGCATCGAGCAGCTGGGCAAGGTGCGCGGTCTGGAAAATGCCGAGCAGATGGCCCGGGCCATGGTCGATCCGTGGCAACAGTGGGCGTCCCTGGTCGAGGTCATGCGTGTTGTATTTGGCCAGGTGCTGATACCGGTACTGACGCCGTTCATGAGCAAGATGGTCGACATCGGTAAAACCCTGGTGCGCTGGTCGCAGCTGTTTCCAAACATCACCCGGGTGATCGGCATCACCGCACTGACCATCATGGCAATCGTCGGCGCCATGTCGTTGTTGACCGTCGTGGTCGGCGTTGCACGGATGACCTGGCTGGGCCTGTTATCGGTGTGGAAGGTCGTGCAGTTGCTCAACCTGCGCACCGTTGCCGGCTTCGTCCTGCAGAAACTGGCGATTCTGGCTTACATGGCCGTGATCTACACGCTCAGCGCCGGCCTTGCCCTGGTGCGCGGCGCCATGCTGCTGTGGCAGGGCGCGATCTGGCTGGTCAACGCGGCGCTGCTGGCCAACCCGATGGTGTGGATCGTGGTCGGGGTTCTCGCCCTGGTGGCGGTCATTGTCGCGGCGGTTCACTACTGGGACGAATGGACGTCCGCCCTGATGAACACGGCCGCGTTCCAGTTCGTCGCCGACAAGCTGCAGAAGCTATCCGATTGGTTTAACTCAATGGGCGGCTGGTCAGGCATGGCCAAGGCCGCATGGGACAGCATCGTCAGCATTTTCACCAAGGCCGTAAACGGCGTGATCGAGCTGCTGAACAGCATCCCGGGCGTGAATATCGAAGCGCGCTTCGGCGGTATGCCTGAAGTGCCTGGCGTCGATGCCGCGACCAATGCCGCCGACACCGCCAGCGCCGCACAGAAAGCCCAGCAAACCATCAATGCGGCAATCCCCAGCCTTTCGCCGGCACGCCCTTCGGCGGTGCCGCCCGGCGGCTTGCTGACCAGCATCCAGAACAACAACAGCAGCCAGAACAAGGGCACACATGTGGAGAACGTGAACATTCACACCAGCAAACCAATGAACCCGCTGGAGGTGGAAAACATGGTGGCTATGGCGGTCGGCGGATAAGCGAGTACATAGACCTGTTGATCGTGAACAACGACCTGGCACTGGATCCATCCCACCAGCCGCTGTTGGTCGATGACCGCGCCTGCATCGCCCAGGACATCGCCCACATGATCCGCGACAGCGGGCTGCTGGTGACGCTGGTGGCCGAACGCGATCGGCTGCGGCAGCGCGACTGCATCCAGCAACTGGAACTGTTGGTGGAGGGCGACCAGCGCCTGGTTCCCGGTACGGCACGCATCATCCAGCAGGAACCAGGCGTGTACCTGGTCACTGCGAAAACCCTGAAATTCGGTTCGATTGAGGTAAGTCTGTGAGCCAGGTCGATTTTAAGAAGGTGATCGCCGACGCCGGCATCCCGACCACCGAGGCCGGTTTGAAGGCTGCGTGGGAAAAGGAGGTTGAAGCCCAGGGCGCGAAGGTGGCGAACACCAGCAGTTATTCGCCGTTCTGGCGGGTGATGACCGCGCTGGTGACCAAACCGGTGTTGTGGCTGTTGGACTTTCTGTGCCTGACGGTGCTGCCGAACTTCTTTGTGAAAACGGCGGGGGACGCCTGGCTGGACATGCTCGCCTGGGCTGTCAACGTCGAGCGTAAAGGCGCCACCAAAGCCCGCGGTAAATTGCTGTTCACCCGCGCCTTACCGGACGGCGTCATGGAGCTGGAAAAAGGCATTGTGGTGCAGTCGGCCGCCATCAACGGCAACGTGTACAAACTGATTACCACGGCGCCGGCGACGTTCGTAGCAGGCCAGCTGCAGCTGGAAATCCCGGTGGAGGCGATCGAATCCGGCAGCGGTTTCAATCTCGCGCCGGTTTACTACGCCATCCTGCCGGTGCCCATCCCCGGCATTGTTCAGGTAGTGAACAAGGACGGTTGGCTGGAATCACCAGGTGCGGATCCGGAACCGAACGACCAGCTGCGTCTGCGCGTGCGCAACCAGTTCTCGGCGGTGAACCAGTGGCACACCGACGCGGTGTATCGCGCCATGATCTCGGCCTTTCCGGGCGTGCGTCCGGACGGCGTTTACTTCGAACATGGCGCACCGCGTGGCCCGGGCAGCGCGAATGCCTTTGTGTTGTTTGATGCAGGTGTGCCTGCGGCGACTTACCTGGAGCAAATCAATTCGCACATTCGCGACCAGGGCAACCATGGTCACGGCGATGATCTGCTGGCCATGGTGATGCCCGAAGTACCCGTGAGTGTTGCGATGACGCTCTGGCCGCAACCAAATCTGAGCGCCGAGCAGATCGACACGCTTAAAAGTGAGATCGAGCTATTCATCCGCGCCGCGTTTCGGGAAAGCACACCCCGCGATTATCAGCCGACGCTGACTTATCCCCAGTCGCGTTTCAGCTTCAGTCGCCTCGCGGAAGAACTGCACCAGCAGTTTGCCGATATCGCCTCACTGCGGTTTACCCCCGGCGTCGACATCACCAGGGGATTGGACATCCCGCGCCTGACGTCGCTGAAGGTGAACCTGCAATGAACAAACTGAAACTGCCGTTCTGGCTTGGCGGTACCGAGCTTTCGAAACTGGTCGCGGCTGCACAGGCGTGGTGGGAAACCGTCACCGGCTGGCTGCGCTGGCCTTACTCGCAGATCGATCCCGACACCTGCCACATGAGCATCCTTGAGCTGTGGGCCTGGCAGCGGGACGTGACGCGCTTCAAGGGCGAACCCGAGTCGCTGTTTCGACTGCGCGTGAAATACGCGTTTATCAACTCGGTCGACGCCGGCAGCACCGCCGGGTTGAAACGCATTTTTGAACGCCTGGGCGTGGGTTACGTCGAGATCGAGGAACGCCAGCCCGACCGCGATTGGGACGTGGTGTTGCTGAAGTTCAGCAACGCTCAACTGTCGCTCAATCCCGAGCTTTTGCGCGTGCTGATTCAGCAATACGGCCGCACCTGCCGCCGTTATGACTTCGTGACCATCACCCCCGTAGGGCTGCAAATCGCCCTGATCGACTTCAACGACGACCAGCAAACGCTGGTTGCCAGCCTGTAGGAGCGCACCGTGAGCGCCAGTATTACCTTGGCCGGCGAAAGCCAAATCGCCCTTAAACAAAGCCAGCAAAAGCCGCTGATCGTCAGCCGATTTATCTTTGCCAATGTGCCCGGGCTTGATCCAACCGCGCCGCTCGATCGCGCTGCCGGCAAGCCACCGGCTGCGCAGATCGTTCACGTCTACACCATCCCGGAAAAGAACGCGGGTTTTGTGAATCCGAACCAGGTGGTGTACAGCGCACAGTTGGGGTCTGACGTTGGCGACTGGGACTTTAACTGGGTCGGCCTCGAGGACGCCGACGGCATCTTGTTTGCCGCGTCGTCGGTGCCTCTGCAGCAGAAGCGCAGGAACATTCCGCCGGAGCAGATCGGCAACAACGTCACCCGCAATTTTCTGGTGGCCTTCGATGGCGCCATGAAACTGACCGGTGTAAAGATCGATGCCAGCACCTGGCAGCATGACTTCACGGTTCGCCTTGCCGGCATCGATGAGCGAGAACGCCTGAGTAACCGTGAGGTGTACGGCCGCGCCTGCTTTTTTGGTGACTCGCTTACATTCGGTAAGGGCGAAAATGGTTTCCAGTTGGGCGCCGGCACTGCCTACATTGAAGGTATCCGGGTGTTCATGGAAAAGCCTGTGCCGTTATCGGGCGTTGCCGTTGGAACCGTGACCCTCGACGTTTGCCTGGAGCGGCAATTAAGCGATCGGGTCGCGACGTGGAAAGTGATTTTCGGACAGCAAGGCGACTATACCGACGCTGCCGGGGTTCGACATTACTGCGTGCCGATCGCTTATTACGCATCTCCTACAGAGATTTATGACGCCCGTGAGCCTGAGCCGATCGCCGGCGCACTCATTAAACATCTGGCGGCGCGTAAAGGGGATTACGCGGAGTTGCGCGCCCGGGCAACCACCAAAGCAGACGTGGGACTGGGCAACTTGCCCAACGCAATCAGCGACGATCCAGCAACCAACAGCAGCCAGATCGTGGCGTCGACCGCCGCCCTGAACAAGCTACAAAAGCAGGTTGGCGATTCGATGACTGGGATGGTTGCGGCGTTCGCCATGTCCTGGGCGCCGCAGGGGTGGCTGAAGTGCAACGGGGCGGCTGTGTCCCGTACAACATACGCACAACTTTTTGCCTGGCTTGGAACGCACTACGGCGCTGGCGACGGCTCCACCACGTTCAACTTGCCTGACATGCGCGGCTTGTTCCCTCGTGGCTGGGACGACGGGCGCGGTCTGGATCCTGGCCGTGGATTCGGCGTCTATCAGGACATGATGATCCACTCGCACGCGCACGGCGCCTCGGCCGCAGCCGTGGGCGATCACGTGCACGGCGCCTGGACAGATGCGCAGGGCAACCACGTGCACAGCGCCTGGACGGATGCGCAAGGCAACCACGACCACGGTTTTCGCGTAGTCGATAACGGCGCCGGTGTGAACGTCGGTTATCCGGCTGGCGGCAGCGTATGGACAGAACTTGAGATCGGCGGCGGTAAAAACGCCGACGGTCGACCTATGCGCACTGACTACCAAGGAAACCATGCTCACAACGTCGGTATTGGCGCTGCTGGCCAGCACGCGCACAACGTCGGCGTAGGTGGCGCAGGTAACCACACCCACGGTGTAACCGTCGCCGCTGCCGGCGGTGCTGAAACCCGGCCGCGAAACTTGGCCCTTCTTTTCTGCATCAAGTATTGAGATCGAGCATGACTGACAAACTCGTATTCCAGACCGACCACCTCGGGATCTTCATTGGTGCCGTGAAGGCTGAAGAATCGCCGCTGGAGCCAGGCGTCTATTTGATTCCTGGTGGATGCGTCGAAGCGGAGCCGCCCGCGATTCCGGAACACAAAGCCGCGTGGTGGAACGGTAAGGCCTGGCAGTTGGTGGATTACTTCGGCGGTGTTGTGGTGTACAGCACCGACACCGGCGAGCCGCGAACATTGGAAGGCTTCGAAGGGGTGCCGGCGGGTTTCACCATGAAGAAGCCCGGGCCTAGTCAGGTCTGGAAGAATGGCGAATGGGTTGATGACATCGACGCCGTGTTGGCTGCACTTCGGGACAAGAAACTGCAAGCGATCGCCGCCGGCAGCACGGCTTATATCGCCGGTGGCTTTACCTCCAGCGCATTGGGCGAGCCATACCGGTACAGCAGCGCGATCGATGACCAGGTGAATTTAAACGGCCAGGTGCTGCTGGGCCTGGACGACGTTTACCCATGCTATGACGTCGACCAGGTATTGGCTTTCCTACCGCACACCATCGAACAATTGCAGAAAGTCAGCCTTGACCTGGTGCGTTTCCGGCAAGCGGCGCAGCAGCACGCGGAAACATTACGCCAAGCTGTGGCGAAGGCTCAAAAAAACAAAGATTTAAAGGCAATGAAAGCCATCATCTGGACGCCGCCGGCATGACCTGGGCACCGGTGACGATGCGCTGGCCGGAGCAGGCCACGCAGTGGATGGCCGGGCTGTCAGCGGCCAAGGATCTGGCCGGTGGCGAACTGGCCAGCACCGCCCAGCGCCTGGCTGGCCTGAGTGGACTGGCCAACACCAACCCGGGGCCGGTCGGTGATGCAGCAAAAGGCGTGATCGCGGCCGGACGCGCAGCGCTGGCCGAGCAGATGGGGCAGGTTCCGGCGTGCCTGGTCGTGACGCCATTTCAAAGCGGCGTTGGCCAGGGCGCGGGCTATCAGCGCTTTCTGTCCGCGCCCAACGCGCTTGAACATCTCGCCAAGAAACTGGAAGACGCCAGCGACAGCGGGCGTCCGACTGGGCCGCAATACGCGTTGTCGATCCTGTTCCTGGGCACGCGCCTGGAGCAGTTGGCCAGCAGCTTGTCGCGCTTCAATGCACTGCTGCCGATCCCTGACCTTGTGCGCACCGAGCGCCGGGCGCATCACCTGGTGAAACTGGAGAGTGAAAAGTGGGAGATCCCCGGCGCCGGAACTCTACCGCGCTGGCAGGGTTTGCCGCTGGAGCGTTGCACGGTGGTCAAAGCTGCCAAACAGTCGATGGCGGGGCAGATAGCCGTGCTGGAAGGCTACGCCGCTGACAGCTCGCCGTTGGCCGATCTAGCAGCGCTGGCCGCTCGCAAGAGCGCCCAGCAGCAGGGGCGAGATAAGCAATTGGCTGACCTGAAAGACCTGCTGGCCGGGGGCAAC